CTCCCCAGTGCATACCTTTGATGCCGTAATGAAGAACTTCACTTCCCATTTTGGCATCAGCCCTCGTTCGGTGTGAAGTCGTTCTTCTTGAAGGCCGAACCAACGAGACTCGAAACGCTCACGGTTCCGTAAGCCCGAAGGATGTCGCTAGTCTTGGCCTTTCCAGTCGAGAGTCGTTCGATCTGAGCCCTCTTGTCGGCCGCGCGGCGGGCTGCTTCCTTCCTGAAGCCGCCGGACTTCTGCATGTTACGTACGCTCGAGCCACTTAGAGTAATTGCCTTGTCGACAAGCGATCCTTTGCCAGCTGCAACTCGCTCGAGCCGAGATGCGCGAATGTTCAGATCACCGGTACGAGCCTTACGGACACCCCAGTGCATACCCTTGACGCCGTAATGATTCAATTCCGTCATTCGAAAGCCTCCTTATTGGCTTTATAAGCGACGTAAGCATCCATCAAGGCAGCAACGTTGTCGATCTTCGCTTCTTGTCGCTTCTTAAGGAGCTTTCGGTTACCGTTGGTGTCCTCCATGGTGATGGCATTACCCATGGCGAACGTCATGAGTACTTGATCAAAGACAAGTAGTCGTTGTTCACTCAGAATCTTGAGTTCCCCAAGCGGGACTGATTCTGTCTTGGCCCCCTGGATAACCTTCTCGATGGCGTATGGCCCGTTCTCCGCCTCCCAGCGGCTTACGAACTCCTTGGCGTTGTAGGGATCGAATCCAAATGCGCGCACGTCATACTCTTGTTCCTGGATGAATGAATCCAGGTCATCATAAACCTCCATCATGTCGAGAACAGTGCCCTCGAGGACGTGGAGGCTTCCTTCGTTAATGAATTCCTCATACTTCTGGCGCATGGCCCCCGGCAGCTTCATCAACGTGAGAGATGTGATGTAGCTTCGAGTCTTCACGCCGAAACCTTCGCGCAGCGGGAAGAGGAATGTAAAAGCGCAGAAGTCGTCGCCCTGAGAGAGGTCAGCCCCAAGAGCGCAAGGCATTTTCCAGAACTCTTTACGACGATGAGGCAATGTCTCTTCGTAAGTGAAGAAGTAAGTGTAACCCTCCATCGGAATGCCGAACCGTTTCGCCAGGATATCGTTCCTGGAAGCCGGAGCTTTCTCGGCTCGTTCGACATCGAGCTGATAGGTTTCGTATGTGACTGTCTTCCCGAGGTTGGGGTTTGCTTTGAGCCACATAGCCGGATTAGCGACTTCCTCAAGTTCGTCCAGCCTGTAATGCCAGATCGAAACGTGGGGTGCCAAGTACTCGCCCTTGAGAATATCGGCCAGTTCCATCTTGATAGTGTCACCACTACCATTACGGACCGTTCCCTCCGAGGAAATGGCTACAATCAAGTAGTCATCAAGCTTCGTTGCGCCCTGTTCGATGGCACCGACGACATCCTCTCGAATATCGCCCGAGAGCCACTCGTCAATTGTCGAGATCTTAGGTCGAAGGCCCTGAAGTTTGTTGACCGACATGGGACGAACTTCCAGCAACGAGCCTGTCAAAAAATTCTCGACGCCCTTCTTGGTCGAGGCAAGTTTGACTCGGTTTGCTTTCGAACCCGTAGTGTTTTGCAGCGATCCTTCGGTAAGAAACTTGAAGAGTGGGCCCCGGCTACGCGTGATTGCAGTCCGAAAAGGTGACATCACCTCATCAGCCTGCTTCATTGTAGGAGCGGTTGTGATTTGATGTGTCGTGGACGTGTCGACATTCAGGAAATAACTCTGAATGCATTCAGCGTACATCGACTTGGCGGCACCTCGAGCAACAATGAGATACTGCTTCTTGGTAAGACGTTTACGAATTGTTTTGTTAACGTACTTGCCACCATGATTGTCGGGAGATGGTTCGTAGACACTTCGGTTCTCGAAGTAATACCACCCGAATATCTGTTCGGCCCAAATCTTGAACGGCGGCAAAAGATGAAGATCACCTCCGTCGGTCAAAGTGAGTTCTTTCTCACAATAGAGAATGAACCCCTCGATCGGGCCATCATCATAGTAAATGTTCGGGTTGGCGATGAGCGCATCGATACGGTTCATCTCCATTGAGATTTCCCTATTGACTGGGATCTCTCCTCGAATAACAGCATCGCGAAATTCGCCGTAGTACTTAGGTGTTGCCGTGTTCGACAGCGTCATCGTCCACCCTCCCTTCTACCCTCCGACGTTCGTGAAGTGATTACTCATGCGGCGTACAGCGATACTGGCTCCGGCAGCAGCAGCTCCAGAAGCTCCTCCGGTATAAGCAGCGCCAGCGACCTTGAATCCATTCTTGAGCAGCTTCCCGCCCTTGCTGTCCATGAACTTCATCACCTCGTTATATGTCTTGCCATAGAGGAGGGCCTCTCTGATCATGCTGTGCCCTCGTCTAATGGCATGAGTCTGCTGAGGACTGGGCGCAGTCATCAACTTGGAATACTGCTGTTCCAGATTCAGCCGGGTAATAACACCCTGAAGCTCGTGGTTCGACAGAGCATTAGTGCCACCCCTGTCAATCTTGCCAAAGGCTTTCTCGACGTTCTTGGCGTCTTCTGACCGACGTGGCCTTCGAGTTTTGGCTGCCGGCGCAGAGCCCTTGCCGCTCGACTCGCTCCTGCGAACTCCCCAGTGCATGCCTTTGATGCCATAGTGAGCGAAGCTTTCTTCAGCTAGAAAGGAGCGGCCTCGTTCGAGTTGAGACATAGCCACCTCCATTTCATAACGTTTGAGCTGGAACGTGGGACCCACGTAATCGCCAGTCCACATGGCGATTCGATCGAAACTGACTCCATAGATTCGATCGTAGTCATCGTCGTCAGGCGATTTCTTAGCCGGAGAAGCTGGATACCCCAAAGTCAGATGCGGAGTCCATTCGGGGTATTGCTCCGCCGAAAGAAACGCCTTCGAAATAAGATCGTTCCGAAGTAGTTTGGTTCGAAACGATCCGATGTCCTTTGCCGAATCCTTGTTGAAAAACAGGACATCGGCATCTTCATCGCCCAGAATTCCTCGCCCTTCCGCATCGAGGTAGAAGCGATGAATCTGAGAAGCTGCATGCTCGACGAACTCAGTTACAATGCCAACTTGTGTCTCATCGAATTTTGGATCTCCTAGATACAGGAGAGTCAGGTGCGGCTCTTTCTCGCTAGAGACCTTTCGCACTTCATCATCCGGCGAAGGAAGAGCTACGATTACTAGCGATTCATCGGCATGTGCAAGATCGTTCAGTCCCACCATGTCGTCGAAGATGCGACGGCGGGAGCGGGATCGTTCCATGAGTCTCCCTCCCTCACAATGCTCATTCGAAGCTCGAGTTCTTGAATTTGTTTGTTCATCGATTCGATCACGAACGAGGTCTGCGGTGGATCGAACATGAGGCGCACTCTGAGATAGAGATATGTCTTGACCATGTTCAGCCGCTTGTCAGATTCCGGAAGTTGCTGATCCGTGTAAACGGTTGAACCATCTGTCTGGATCTGCCTGACCATGAGGAAATCGTCCCACGTCAACGTGGAATCCTCAATCATGAAACCGGCGACAGGTCCAATACCCAACTGATTGAGAACAGAAAACACCGTGTTGACATGCATGATGATGTCAGGATCAAAACTCGTGTCGAGTTCTGTAATACCGACGATCTTCTTGACGCTAGTAAGTATGCTTTCAGCCACGTGGGAAACCTCCCCTCAGATGTGGCGTTTCAGAGGAGTCGATTGACTTCCCTCTGGACAGTGTTGGAGTTGTATCCGGCCTTGGTGAGACGCTCGACGCGGTCCATGCCGTTACCCCACTTCCCCTTGATGACCTCGTGGGCGATTTCGTTGATCGACTTACGAGCTGGCCTGGTCGTGCCGGAAAGCAGACGATTGACCTCAGCCTGAACAGTCTTGGGGTCGTAACCGGCATTCTTCAGCTTTGCGATTCGAACATCGCCGTTGCCATACTTCCCGGCGATGACATCCCTGGCAACCTCAGTGTAGGATTTGGTCGTCTTGGGGGTGGAGGGGTGCGGGGAGGAGGGGGAAGAGCCCTTCTCATCGTCGGTAAAATGCGCGTACCACTTCTGGACCTCGGCAAGGAGCTCGGCGCGGATCGAGTTCATATACGGACCAGGACACTCGGTTGATGACCAGTCGCGGTGGTAGTGAACGTTGCTCTTGGACGGCTTAGCCTTGATGACATGAGCGAACAGCCAACCCGCGAGGCGAGCGGCTTCCTTCCATGTAACCTCGGAAACCTCCCAATGCGGCCCCATGGTATGGTCCGCCATCTCGATGGAAATGGAGGACTCGTTGCCGCCGAGATTGCCGACAGCCCAGGCATACTCCTTGACGTGGACGTACTGGGCAATACGGCCATGAGCATCGACGTCAAAGTGGGCTGAAGCCGGACGCACCTTCCAGACGGCCAGACACCCGGCATGGGTGAGATTACCGCCGTTGTGATGGAAGGTAACAGAGGTCTTCTTGTACTTCGTATGTGTGACATGGCCGGTGGCGCTGAGTGCAGTGATGAAGTCACTGACGGGCTTGTCGTAAGCGATGGTACCCATGGTTAACCTTCCTTACTTATTGAGCGAAGAAATGTCTGCTAGGGCCTGGGCCCAATCGGTGAAACGAACTGCACGGTCATCAAGATAGACCTTCGCAGGAAGCTTCCGGTTAGTCACAAGAAGTCGTCCGCGTTGGTTCCAGAACGATCCGTCGTAATCAGTTCGAACTAGGAAGCCCCGCTCCATCAACCAAGGCGCGACCTGCCTGACTTCTCGAGCGGTGAAGACGAATACGGCGTCCTTCTCCATGAGCGTGCGGAGTCCTTCAAGAGCTCCCGGCAATGCCTCATCGTAGACGCTTCCATCAACCCACCCCCTAGAATAGGCGTGGATCACACCATCGAAGTCCACCGCAATAGTCATTAGTCACCAGAGTTTCGTGTCGCCAGCTTTACGTTCGGCAAGAGCCTTTGACAGAAGTCGCTTGTCGCCGTAGTGAATGGCATTATGAGTTCGAAGAGTTACTGCTATCAGGAACTCAGGATCCAGAATTTTCGGATCCCCGTTCTCGATGTCGGCCACAGTCATCGGGTTCATGTGATGAATGTAAATGGAATCGTAAATGTCGTAACCTTCGACCCCCATGTCGCATCCATTGTCACGGACAATGATGTGATGGCGAATGTTCCGCCACTCTCTCGACGTGTAGAAACCTTGATTCATCCAACGATCGAACCCAAAAGTTGACTTGCCGACTTCACCGCGAAGGGATAGATAGTCGAACCGCTCTTCAAAAGTTTCGATCCTACGAAGCTCTGAATACGATCTACCCCTCATGGTCGTAATCGGGTTCTTGCTCGACTCCGCTCTGATACGAGCGCATCGCGCTGATCGCTCTCGAAGTCAGTTCCTCCATACGAGCTTGTGATCCTAGCGACTCGATCTTGGCGAGCTGAAGTTGAACTTCGGCTTCAAGTCTCTTCTGTTCGAGACGTTCGCGAGTAGATCCAAGCTTAAGGAAGTGAACCGTCTCTGTTGCCGAAGCAGTACCATCCCTAAATCGCTCTTCCACTAGGTCGTAGGCCAATGAAACCAACTGGTTCTCGCGGCCTTCAGGAGTTGTAGCTGGAGCAGTTCGCCGAGATACTCCAGTCGCCGATACCCGCGGCTGATTGCCCATGCTTCAGTACTCCTTTCAACGAGATCTGGTTGAGTTTAGGCTGACTTTCGAGGCGTCTCAGGGGTGTAACACTGAGGAAAAAGTCCCTCCGGGGATATTTTTATGGGGCGGGCGATGCTGAGGGGGGGTATATTTTGCGAGACCCCTCCCCCCGTCAAGCAAAAATTCTGAATCCATGTAACTGATGAAGATGGA